TATGCCGCCAATAAAACAGAGACTACTACGTCAGCCGATGTTGCCGCGCTTGATAACACCTTCAACGCATCAGACGCAATCAGCACAATCCTGTTTCCTTGAATCACCTCCAACGAACCGCCCACGGGGACAGTAGCCGTCTTGACCAAGTAGTAATCCACCGCAGAACGAGTGAAGTACACATCACAGGTGATAGGGGAAGTTGTTGTATTAGCCACCACCAGACTGGCTACAGCCGCCGTAGTGGAAGCAGACACCGTGACTAGGGTGGAAGCAGATGTGCCAACGTTCTTGGCTACATAGGAGGTATTGGTATAGGTTGCCATATCAGCCCATCATAAAAGAGAGAAAGTACGCTTGGTCAAGGATGTTCTGCGTACCGGGGGTGTTAGTTACTGAATACTCAGCAGGGTAAGCCACAAAGACATCCTTTGTACCCGCACTAAAACTAAGTGCTGAAGGTTGTGTAGCTGAACTGTTTGACAACACCGTTGTGCGGGCTAGGGTTGTTCCTGATGAGGTGTAAGTGCCAATACCTACTTCCCACTCTGACCCACTTTGGCTTGCAATCGTATAGTACGTGGTGTTTGCGTTGCCAATCACAGCAAAAGACTGAAACCCAGTCGATGCACCAAGCAGAGTCACTGTTCCCGTACCAGCCGTTGTGGTAGTTTCTTTTACTCTGTTAGCAAGTACAAAAGCCATGTCGTTCCTTTAAACTGTCTCAACCAGATTCCAGTTAGACGTTTCCGTGTCGTCAACCAATGCCCAGCCAGCCGTTTGAGAATTGTTCACATTTTGCCAGTTTGAGGTCTCGCTGTCATCTACTAATATCCAGTAAATAGCCGTTACAGTTCCTACTGCGCCTGTAGCAACAACGCCAGTCAACGCAAAAGATTTAACAACACCAACTGTTCCTACCGCGCCAACAGCTTCAACGCCTGTTATGGCAACTTCTTTACCATGCGTAACTGTACCCACTGCCCCAGAAGCAGCCACGCCTGTTAGGGCGATGGTAAGGCTTGGAGTTACTGTACCTACAAAACCAGAAGCCGCGTCGCCAGTTGTTACATCTGACTCGTTGTAGATGACCGTACCAACCGCGCCAGAAGCCACAACCCCCGTAAGAGCAACTGCTTTACTTGGAACGACCGTGCCTACTGCGCCTGCGGCTTGAACACCTGTAATAGCAACTGTCCTACTGGGTACTACTGTACCTACACTACCTGTGGCTGAAACCCCTGTAAGCGCAAAAGAATAACTAAATCCAACAGTCCCAACCGCACCCGACGCAGCAACGCCTGTTATGGCAACAGTCAGGCTTGGGGTTACCGTGCCTACGAATCCATTTGCTTGGTCGCCTGTCTCAGCCTGAGAACCCGTAGCAATTAATGTCCCAACCGCGCCAGAAGCAGATACGCCCGTGAGGGCTATAGTTATGTTTGGAGTTAGTGTTCCAACAGAACCAGTCGCAGCAACGCCCGTCAGGGCAACAACAACTGTGTTCTCCCCTAACGAAGCATAGGGCGCTTGTGCGTATGCGGATATACCAAACATGGTTTACGGCGTGCGCCGCCTCCGCTTAGGTTGTTGCCAGACGCAATAGAGCAGTGGTAGTGGTGCTACTTGGCATCGTCAAAGTGAACGTGCCCGCCGTAATGGTCTGCGAACCAAACGTATGAACACTGACAGCCTTGAGAGACTGCGTAAAGTTATATAGCAACACCGTATCAAACGCTGTAGACAAAGTCACTGTTGTATAGACAAAAGAAGCAGAAGGAGTCCAATACGCCACGCCAGCAGTGGCAGAACTATTAGTCGCTATGGGAGCCGTTGCGTTGGTTACCGTCACACCGCCCGCTGTATAGCCTGTACCTGTAACTTCACCAGTTGTGTTGTAAACAGTAGTGCTCGCATCTTTTGTGGCTGACACCAAGTACAAGGCAGCTTTGAAAGTGTCTGTAGTAGGCGCAGTTAAGCTGGTGCGTGATACAAGCGTTGCAGTGCCAAACTGATGTTGACCCAACAGTAATTCACCAAGAAAAGAGGTACACATTGATTGAGTATTTGCCATGATATTTCCTTTATGCTAAAGAAGCGGTTTCGCCACCGGCAAAGGTTGGCATTTTCTTCAAGGTCACATGTGCAGAACGATGAACAAGTTCACCTTCTAGCCAGTACTCCACCCATGTGGTAAATTCGTTGTCGTTGTCCACGGTTCCTTCTCGCTTCTCAAGCAAAGAATCGTCCATGTCGCCTTTAGTAGTTGTTACTAACATTATGAAATCCTTATGATTGCTGACGTATTAGTGACTGCTGGGAATTGTACGGTGAATGTGGCTGTAGAGGTCTTATCTGCACCAAAATCTAATACACAAACCGCCCCACCAGCCCCTGCCTTGTATATCAACGCACCCCGTGCAGTTATTGCGCCTGTCCATGATGTGTTTGAAAAGGAAATATACGAAGTAGCCGCACCCGTCTGGCTACCAATCGTAGGGGCTTGCGCTATGGTCAAAAGGTTTCCACCTGCTACATAGTTGCCACCAGACGCTTCGCCCGTCGCTGTGTATGCAGTTGTAGTTGCATCCAACGTAGCTGAGTTGGTATACAAAGCTAGATAAAAACTGCCAGACGTAAAGTCAAACGTGCCATTCATCAAGCCCGTTTTAAACGCATTGGTTGTCCAATTCCCAGTAAAGGCCATCAAGTCACCGCCTGTCTATATTGACCAGAACGGTAAGCATCCTGACGCTCCATACCATCCCCAAGGCGTTTAGCCAGAGCCAATGCTTCCTTGTACTTAGTGTCGTACAAAGCAATCAAATCGGGTTCACCCTTCATGTACGTATACGCCTCTACCAGCGAACCATATAAGAGGACAGTGTCAAAGTTATCGCCCAACCATGTAGTTACGGCTGTGGTGATTGACTCTGGGTAATAGTAATAATGTAGTTCTACATAATAAGTGGCATCTGGGGTTGGCCCAAGAATAATAGACAACTCATTTGTAATTGCTGAACTGACAATAGTTGGACCAAACAAAGCGTAGTACTTAGGCTCACCCGTACTGTTCGGCGCTGGATACGCTTCACGGATAAAGTTAACATCTTTATTTAACAAATACGTAAACGTGCCTGTATCTAAGTTAGCGCTTGTTACACCTGTCACCAAAGCCAAAGAATAGACAGATAAGAAATCACTAGGAAGAGAAACGTATTTGTTGTTGGCTGTGATGGCTGAATATTGGTTCTTGCGAATAGATGGAAACTGTACCGTGTTGTAAATGCGTTGTTCAGCCTGTGTAATCAGACGGTTAATCTGAGTCGTTGAAGTTACAACTGTGCTATCCGCCAACGTAGTGGTGGGAAAGTTGTTCTCCGTATAGGTCTGAATTGCAGTTACTAACTCGGAATAGTTCATCCCATTGGTCCTCTCGCCATCACGCCTTTAGTAGCGCAACCAGTACCACGGATTTTGATGCCGTCGGTTTTAACAGGTTCATTGCCAGCAGACTTGCTGATGTTACCAACGCTTACGTCGTAAGAATCTAATTTACCAGAGTTAGTTTCTTTTCCGGGATTATCAGAAATAGTAAACTTCTTTCCGGTCATGTGATGTGGTTGAGCATAGACGCTAGCAGAACCAACTTCTTTACCCATTACTTTTTTGCTAAATGTAGCCATTACTTGCTCCCTTGATTTTTAGCGCGGGAAAGGTTACGTCCTAATTTCATACGATCTTCAGATGTAGGGCCACCTTTAGCAAACTTGGTTGGTTTCATGCCTTGGTGCATTTTTTTCTCATGCTTATTGATCATTGAGCCGATCATTTTCTTGTCTTGCTTTAAGTCTTCTTTATCCATTTTTAACTCCTAAGTTACGCTAACCGTTACTGTACCCAATTCCACCTCTAAAGCCAAGTAATTTGGCGTTAAAACTGCATCAAAAAACGATGATCCGCCTACTGGGTTCCAGCCCCATTGAAAGATTCGGCTACCACCTCCGTTATACCCATCTGCCAAATTACCAGAAACTTGGTAGCTTGTGTCCGGTCTAGGCTCACGCACTGCTTGTGGATCATTTACGGGGTACAAACCAAGAGACAACTGCGGTTGATCTGGATCCCAGCAAGACTGACAGACCTTGATCTGAAACAGCTTAGTCTTGATGACTTCCTTCTTCAGTTGGCTGAGTTTGTACCTCTGCCCACATCGGTCACATTCCGCAATCGAATACTTGCCTGAAGCAAACTTACTTGGCATGACTCACCTTAGTAGAACAACTGCCTTGGAACAAACCGATCCGATGCTTTCTCTCTATCTTCTTGTGAAGCCAACAGCCATTGCTGTTCGTATTCAGTCTTTAAAAATACAATTCGTTCAGGACTAGCATCTATTCGTTTAGAAGCAATATAAAACGCCAACCCGGCAACCATGCATGGGATAAATCGAAACGGAATGTCTTCTACGTTCACACCATTACCAGCGTCTTGCATACGCCGTAAGCGCCAGTAAATAAAAGTGTAATCCCCACCAGCGTTAGGCGCAGGCCACACGTTGATACAGGGGAGGTTCTGAACATAGATAGCCGCGCCAGCCGTATGCGCTGCTGCGGTTGTGCCACTCTGGGCACGGGTACAGTTAATCAAACTAGTACCACTGATGTTTGTATAGCCAATAGT